TCCAGTACGGAACCCGCCAGCGCCCGCACCACCACCGTTGTACGAAGCGTTGCCGCCACCACCCCCGCCACCGCCAGCAACAACGAGGTAATCAACGCTGACAGCACCGGTTGGGGCTACCCATTTGGCAGTAGATTTAAAAATAAATACTGATGTTGTTAGCGCATTATATTTAAGAACAACAATACCGGAGCCGCCTGCGCCGCCAAAACCAAAATTTGAACCGCCTCCGCCCCCGCCACCGCCAGTATTAGTAGTACCTGCAACACCAGCGCCACCGGGAACACTTGCTGATCCTTGACCACCATTACCGCCCCCACCTGCCCCGCCAGTTCCTATAGTTTTGGGTGACTGATCTGCACCGCCACCGCCGCCACCTGCATAGGTTACTGATGAGCCAGAAATACTAGAGGCCGTGCCTGCGCCACCATTGCCGCCACCGCCAGAAAGAGCAGTCGCTCCGACAGCACTTGCTCCACCACCACCTCCACCATTGAATGGATTGGCAGGAGTTAATCCAGCGCCGCCGTTATTTCCTTGAGACGGAGAAGTACTTGGAGTGTTTCCACTTCCGCCTAATGCGCCAACTTGCCCACCGCCGCCTGAACCGCCTGAGCCGCCAGCGGCTAATGATGGGCCGGGTCCGCCACCACCTAGTCCGCCGCCAGTAGATGTAATGGTGCTAAATATCGAATCATTCCCTTTTCCACCAGAATTTGATCCCGGATTTCCTCCTTGCCCAGCGGTGCCGCCTCCACCTACCGTGATTGTGTAGTCAGTTCCGGCGGTTACAGATAAACCTGTGCCAGTACGGAACCCACCTGCACCGCCACCGCCAGCAGCATTACCTCCACCGCCACCTCCACCCGCGACCACAAGGTATTCAACCTCACTTACACCACTCGGAGCCGTCCAAGTACCGGAAGCAAGGAAGGTTTGAATAATAGGCGCTGGCTGACCGGGCCAAGTATTAGCGGCACGATAGGGAAGAACTTGGCTCATTAACCAAACTCCCTTCGCAGAAGTAGAATTAACTGTAGGCGCAGCCGCTCGTATGACTCCGCCTGTATATCGCAGGGTCATTAGTTGATCTCTTCCCAAGAAGCGATGACAACAAGATCGCTGGCCGTCGCAGCCGTCGCACCAATAGATTGATCTTCCTTCAAGTAGATCGAAGTGTTCTTGTCGATTACTACCAACGTCGCATCAGCAGGAACCGACACTGTAGAAGCCAGCGCGTAAGCCGTGCCGCCTAGGTCATCCTGACTGTAGACATTGATCGAAATATCTGCCGCGCTTGTACCATCCACGTTCGCCACAATGATGCTATTGATCTTGAAGACCTTGCCGCTAGATGCAGCGTTGTTCACGATAGCCGTTGCGTTCGTGGTAGATAGTGATGTCAGTGAATTGTTCCCGTAGATTGCGGAAACGCTGACAATATTTGGATTCGCCATCTCATCAACCTCCGAACACAATCGACATTGCGATTGCCTTTCCAACCGTTGCTATCGTACCGGCACCGCTGCCAGACGCTTGATTCAAAACTACCCAAGTCTGTCCTGCTGGAACCGTGACGTTGTAACCCGACGCAATAGTGACAGGTCCAACACTCAAACCATTCTTGCCAGTGCTGATGGTGTAGTTTTCGTCAATCGTGATTTCTGATTCTAAAATCGGGCCAGTAACGCTGGTTGCCGATATCGTGATTGAACCCGGCGCATTAGCAACGCTGATTCCGGTGCCAGACTTAAGAGTGTTTAAACTAAAACCTGATCCATTGCCGGTCAGTAACTGACCGTCGGTAGGCGTTGACCCAGTTCCCGTACCACCATTTGCCACTGCAACCGGAGTCTGCAATGAGATTGTGGTGTTGGTGATATCAATCCCGGTTCCAGCCTGATACACCTGAGATTGACTAAACTCGGCAAAGGTAATATTGGTTGAGCCGAAGACAATAATTCCCGGCGTATTACAGACGTAAGCAGCGCCCTTCTGAGACGTACCGCCTGAAACGAAGAAATAACTACCTTCGTCAAGCGAGTTAGATCCACCTTCACCGTAAGTGTCAGCGTCATCGGAACGGGTCATGACGTACTGGGTAGACCCATTGCCTACCGTCGTAACAACGTAGATGCCGTTACCAATTTGGTTCGTGCAGTCCTTGATCAAAACACGCTGCGCGGCTTGAGCCACCGTGCTGTCAATGACCAAAGTTCCGTTGGCCGTAGCCGTCAGAGTTGCACTGACACCCGCCGTGCCGTTGTTGTAAGTATCCGTTCGTCCAGTACTGGCTGGAGTCGCCAAGACAACATTAGTGTGAACGTGGATCGCAGCGGCGGCTAAGTTATCTACATATTCTCTATTTGCCGCATCAGTAGCCGCTTCAGGTGCAGCGACGTTTGTAATCCTGCCAGATGAAGCACTGATCGTACCTGACTGCGTAAAGAAGACAGACTTGCCAGCAGGGTAAGTAACAAAGACCTGTTTAACGCCTGCGGAGAAAGTGACCTTCGCTCCGCTTGCACTAGAGGCTAAGACCGTATCACGAGACAGCAAATCACTTACGGAGGTGTAGGTTCCAATACCCACTTCCCATTCCGAGCCACCTTCAAGGGCTATGGTGTAATAGGTTTGGTTTCCGTTACCAACGCCAGTTGAAAAGCCTTGATATCCGACACTCGCACCGGCAAGCGAAATGGTTCCACTACCTGTGGTGGTAGTGGTTTCTAGGACGCGATCAGCAAGTACGAGGGCCATTTAAACACCCTCTTAGGCAATACGGAGGATCGCGGACGTAGAGTTGGGTGTCGGGAACTGGATCGTAAAGTTACCAGCGGTCGAAGTCTTATCCGAACCGAAGTCCAGAACTGCCACCGCCTTGTTGCTCTGGGTCGCGTTGTAGATCAAAGCGCCACGAGCCGTCAGCGTTGCTGATGGGAACGTCAGATCGTCGAAGTCCAAGAACGCCGTCGTGCCAGTCGATGTCGGAACCTGCGAGATCGTCAGCGTCAAACCGCCAGCGGTGTAGTTCGTACCAGAGGACGAGACTTCATCCGAGGTGGTGTAAGCCGTGGTCGCAGCGCCGAGCGTAGCCGATGACGTATAGAGAGCCAGTTTAAATACGTCAGGAGCGGCAGAGGCGCGAATGACAGCAGAACCGAAAGCGTGAATACCGTCAAGGATTTCTACCTTGAACGAAGTCACCATTGCTTGAGATATAGCCATTAGAGGTCTCCAATTAAGTGTGCGATTTCCGCATAGCCTTTTTGATTCAGTTTCTTACAGATCGACTCACGTTCAGCCTTTTGAGCCTCGGTGAGATATTTCACTAGCCAATGCTGCAGTGCTTCCTTGGAGTCAACACTGAGGATGCGGTTAGCCGCACGTTCTGCAATCTCTTCCACGGTGTGTCCACGATGATCAGTCGTCTGAACAAACACCTGCCCTAATTCTGATGTGGCGGTAAAACTCATGTCCTCACCGGAAGTCTGACCTGACCTGAACGATATGCATCCTGACGATCCAGACCATCGCCAAGGCGATCAATCTGAGCCAGTGCTTCTTGATACTTCTGCTCGTAGGCAGCGACCATGTCCTGCTCACCCTTGAGATAGGTGTAAGCCTCACGGAGTGATCCGTAGAGAAGAACCGTCTCAAAGTTAGTGCCGAGCCACGAGGTTCCCGCATCCGCGATGGACACCGGGTAGTAGTAGTAATTCAGTTCCAAGGTGTACGCGAGGTTTGGGGTTGGACCCAACAACATAGTGTCGTTGTCCCAAACAGCGTAATACGCAGGCGCACCCGAGGTCGTTGCGGTAGTGAAACATTCCCGCATGAAGTTCACGTCTTTGTTCAACAGGAACGTATAGACGTTGGTCACCGGGTGAATAGCCGCCAACGAAAATGTCGCCAGCCAATCTGATGGCAGCGACATGTACTGGTTGCCGATCACCGCTGAAGCAGTGGAAGTCTTGCGGAGGGCCGGGATCTGGACCGAGTTATAGATCCGCTCTTCGGCCAACTGGACGAAGTTCGGGATATTGGCCACGAACGACGTTTCCGTCGATTGGCAGTATTCCTGAATGAGCGTAGATAGTTGTGAGTAATTCATGTTTAAACTAACTCGTAGCGACCGTCACGGTTCCCACAGCCCCAGCCGCAACCAAGAGGTTGGGGGTTAGTGGGTCATCATACGCCTGCGCTCCGCCAACCGGATTCCATCCCCACTGGATGTCCCGGCTTTCAATCAATGACTGGTCAGGTCTTGCATTCTGCAAAGCCTGAGGATCATCCATCGGAATCTTGCCCAACTGAAGTTGGGGTTGATCCACGTCCAAACATTCATCACAGACCAGATTTCCAGTCCAAATCTGATCGTAGATTTCCTTCCTTAACTGGTGCAGTTTAAACTGAAAACCGCACATGTCACAGAAGCCAATCGCATGTTTGCCAGATGCAAAAGGCTGAGCCACCGTTATCCTCCTCCGGTGACGCTAGAGATGTACGGAAGGAACCGTGAAGCAGCCTTGTCACGGTCTTCACCTGCCGCCAACTCAAACTGCGCTTCGTATTCAGACTTGAGTAACGGAATACGATCCGCTGCCTCAGGCTTCTTCATGGCAATGTAGTAGGCCAATCCTGCCACTAAGCAAGGCAGGAATCGGGCTGGCACATCCATGGTATTGGTTCCACCAGCACCCACGTCCTGAATACGCCTGATGTACCAATAGGCCAGCGTGTACTGCTGGACGTTATCGGGAACCGGCCACAAGTAGACAATCGGTGCATCTCGCTGACGATCCACATAGATCTGAAGCGGACGGCCTTGGGTCAACTTGTTGTTGAGCATGGCGTAGTCGGAGACCGAAATACGAGCCATGCTGTAGTCGGCCTGCTGAGTGGTGTTGCCATCATAGATACGCAACTGATGCTCAATCAGGTCGATGGTGTCAGAGGGCATCGTATAGGTGTACACGCCCGGAGTCAAAGATTGGGTTCCCGTCTCAACGGTCCAAAGGTTAATACCCCGGTTCTGCCATTCCTGAGCCATGAAGTTCATGGATCGACGGGCAGTTCTCAGGTCATAACCTGTTCGCAATTCCAGACCGGCACGCTCGTACGCCTCTTCGACGATCTCGGCGAAGTCTGGGTTAAACGTCGCTGTGCCGCTGGTAGCCATTACCGGTAGGTGCCCTTGGTCTTGCCCTTGATAGCGCAGCCGTCAATGCGTCCGCCCTTGGCGTACTTGACTGGGCCACCGGCCATCATTTTACCTTTCCCATCGGCAGCAAAGAACGGAACTTTCTGGCCGCCCTTATCTACCATCTTAAGGCTGCCGCCTTCTGCGTACTTGGTCATACCGCCCCCCATCATGTCATCAGACTCATCCATCTCCTTTTCAATAGTGATGGAGACACTGGAGTCTTTGCCGTTCATCTTGCCCATCTTTCTTCCCATGAGGGAAGAGAGCAATCCCATTCCTTTCATCATGATTATCCCCTCGTAAGGCCGCGCATAGCGCAGCCATCAATACGACCACCCACTGCTTTCTTCTCAGGCTTGCTCATGCCAGCCTCGGAGAGAGCAATAGCCACAGCCTGCTTGCGGTTCTTCACCACAGGCCCTTTCTTACCGGAATGCAGAGTTCCTTCTTTGAACTCGCGCATCACCTTGCGAACCTTGCCCGGCTTCTCAATCTGCTGGCTCATGTTTGCTCTTGAAATCGCCATTACTTCTTCTCCTTAGCCCTTGCCTTTTTGGCGGAAACTGCGCGTTTTTTCAGCAATGCCTTTGGGTTGCTGTACAAACTGCTTTCCTTGCGCTTTACCTTTTCGCTTGGCAGCGGTGGTTCTGGCGTACTCGGCTGGGGAAAGAGCCTTGATCGCAGCCTCTGGAAGATATCTTTCGCCCGTGTCAGAAGATCGTTTACCACT